GCCAAGTTGACTATTTCGGACTCTATGCTATAATAGAGTTGTAGTCAAAAGGTTCAACGACTAGATGGTGAATACCGAAAATAATAACCCATCCACGAGTGCCCCACTCCTGATAGAATGTCACTTTCTTAATAAATGGGAAAAGTGGTATTGGAATCTTATCACATCACGTTTACTTTTACTTCGGCCAATCCCCAAACGAAGGGGAAGCAAAAATGGGCTTGAAAAACATCACATTATTCCTATTTGTTGTGGAGGGAATGATGAAGTATCAAACCTAGTAATGCTGACCCGGAGAGAACACTACATAGCCCATTTACTTTTAAGTTTATCCCAACCCCATAATAAAAAATTATGGTGGGCAATTTGGAAAAGTTCAAAACAATGGGGGCTAGGTTCAAGGGAGATTAGTTTAATTTCCCCCAAATTAGGAAGCTCAGAAGAAGCTAAAAGAAAAAACAGTGACTGGCATAAAAATCATTTCAAGGATAAGTCAAATCATCCCTGGACTGGTAGAAAAATGACTGAAGAGCATAAACTGAAAATCTCGAAAACCTTGTCTCTAAAGGTAAGGGGAATAAATAACCCCAGATCGAGAAAAGAGTTATGGTCTAGGTTTGATGAATTGTTTGAACTTTGGGTAGAGCTGGGTAAACCAGCAATTCGCAAGTTCGCACGACACTTAAATCTACCTGATAGTCATGTTACCGGATTGATAAGAAATTTCAGGAAGAAGATATAGTCTGATCTTTGCAGAAATGTAAAGAAGTGAAGGATAAATAACCTTTACGCTAACAAAAATGATCAACTCACAGGAACACCCGCTGTCCGTCCTTAACTACTGGGGTCTGACATAAAAAGAAATTAGGTGAATTGCTGGGACCCTAACGTTTGAACTTCAAACCATGGCAATCAGCAGCGAAGCGTTTTCGGGAGAAAACGAACGTTCAACGACTAGAGTTAGTAATCTAGAACAGATGAAAACTCCACGAGCGCCTAATGTCTTACATAAGGATGTAAGGCAAAGATATAGTCTGAACTTTGTAGAAATACAAAGATGTAGAGGATAAAGAGCCTTTACGATAACAAATTGGAGTACTACATTCGCGAACGCCGTGTCGTGCGTGCTGAAATCACCATCGAACGTGTGGTTAACTTGGTTGGCCTCGGTGCATCTGGTCTTATCGGTTCTGGCGCTATGATCACCAACATCTTGTCCTGATAAGGATAGGAAATAAAGAGGTGATCCCATGGCAATTCTCAGACCTTTAACAAAGTCGCAATACGAGGTATCGTTCGTAGCTCCCAACGGGGTGTCTTTAATCGCTGTCTTCACAAAATTCAGTGGTATCAAAGATTCTTCCGAAAAGAGCGAATACGCCAATGGCACTGGAAACCGAAAGTACCATGTCGTTGGCCCACGAACTGCAGATAATGTTACTCTTACTGCTCCGTATGATCCTACGATCTTCAAGCAATTAGAGAACTTCTGGTTAAACTACAATTGTCAAGATGTTACCGTTACAGTAACCCCCAGGGACTGTACTGGTACAGGATCTGCTCCAGCCGGTGGCGCGTACACCTGCTACGGTTGTAAATTCCTATCAATCACTACTGCCAACGTTGATCGCGACAGCGGAAACGTCCAGGAAATTGAAGTGGAACTGACCGTCAATATTTGGGACAGAACTTGATTTTGTGGTTCAATAATTGCCCCCGAAAGGGGGCTTTTTTGTAGGCAGGGTAAAACATACATAACAGGATTACCAACGGATAATGGCAAAGACAACTTACAGTTCCGCTGTCATTGTAACCAGTGCATGGTTGAACGGAGCAAAACAAATATTTTTCGATGGCCAAGATTTAGATTGGCACTATGACCCCCTCGGATTGAACTCCCTGGTTACGGCTGGTCCGAATGGATTGGATAGTCGGTACATGACTTTAGGTACCAACCAGCCTACGCTATCTAGCTTAAATGAATTCATTTCTGGAGCCCCTATCACCGGCAATAAAGTTACCTTGGGTAAATGGTGGTTTGGTTTCCCTACTTTGTTAGATGAAAATAATAATAATGTCAACCCTGAAAACATCAAAGAAAATGCTCCTAGAAGTTATACGACAAACAATAAATATAATTACGCCAATGGGACACCTACCCCGTCAGTAGCTCAAAAGTTCGGGTCATTGGATGATGCTGACTTAATCACCAAGAAAATCTTAGCCGATTTGCTAAACAATTTAGTCATTGACAACGGCGAATACTGATTAGAGGATTAAATGCCAAGATATGCTCCCCTCCCCTCGGTTTCAATAGACCCAAGGAACGAGGCACAATTAGTTCAAGATGCAGCGCAAAAAGTATACGAGGCGTCTAACAAAACCCTCAATGACTTCAGTGCAGGGAATCCCCTTGCGGTTCTTTTAGAGGGGCAGGCTTTTTCTCAAGGTGAATTTTTATTTTGGGCGAATCAACTACCAAATAAGATCCTCATCGAATGGATAGGCCCATTTTTAGGCGCCCTAAGGAGACTGGGTACTCCTGCTACAGCTTTGGTTAGGTTGTCAATAGCACCAAGAAATTCAGACTTATCTGTACCATCCGGGTCTGTATTTACATCCAACCCCCAATTATCGGGCGGCCAAGGATTTGAATATGTAAGCTCATATAGTGTCACAATACCCGCCGGTAAGACCGAAGTTGAAATCCCTGTTTATTCCAAATTTGTAGGTAACATCTATAATGTCCCGGCTAATTCAATTACCGGCCCCCCAGATCTCGGGGAAGCTAGCACCGTAGTAACCAACCCAGAACCTGCGGTAGGGGGCAGTGATGTAGAAACATATGCTCAAGTCCAAGAAAGGTTTTTCTCCCTAATCCGACGCAGGAATCCCGTTAGCCAAGCAGACTGGGAGAATTTCTTCATAGATATGTTTGGTTTAGGGACTCTGACTTCTGTTCAACCCAATAGAAGTAGCAGATTTGGTTATAATTATTTGTCTGACTTTACGAAGCCCAATGGACAAGTTTCTTTCTTTGTGCTTGGACCCAATGGTATAGAATTAACAGATGACCAAATAAGAAGGGGTCAAAATGTAATTAATTTCTCGATCCCCATTGAAAATCAAGCCCACCTGTACCCTATCACTCTGAGTCAAACTCAATATAACATCACTCTTGAAGTTGATGCTAATGGCATTTATGGCTCTAATTATCAGCCTGTAACTTTGAATTTTAGGGATAGGCTCTCCACAGTATTGACCCCTGGAAATGTTTTCCCAACTGATACGAACCCGACCGTAAGTGATGTTGATGCAGCTTTTTACAATACTTTTGATTCTATCAGCAGGTTCAAAGACCCTCAAATTAACTACTCTGCAGCTTACAATACCCCCGTCCTTCTGAGTAAAGACGCTGCTATTTATACTAATGTATATGATTTTGAACCCGTAAATACTATTTTAAATAGTGATGACCTCATTGTAGTTAATAACCCTAACCCATCATACTACCCAGTAGAAGTAGCATATAGCCCCTATTCAACGAACAAATTCGACCAAACTGTGTACGGTAATCTAGCTTTAAAGCAAATAAAGTTACTTACTGCTGGCAGGTATAGTTTAGGGGACATCGTGTCTTTAGGCAATCAGTTATTCGTAGTCCTTGAAAACATAGTAATTGGATCTTCAGCAGATATCCCCAGTGCCTTTGTAGCTGGAAAAATTTCTTCGGCAAAGACTTATTCTGCATGGGTCGTAAATAACACTTACCAATATTCACTGGGGACAACAATAGACCCAGAAATCGTCGAATATGACTACTCAGACGGTGAGTTCCTACCTACCACTACTGTCGGAAGATTGGCTTGGCTGGTAGCTCAGAATTTTATCTTATTCCCTTCTACGAATGACATTACCGGGGGCCAGACTGAAAATAAAATAGGACCAGCTTTAAATTCTAGCTTGCCAAATAATTACAATCAACTAGTTGAAGGTCAGTCCTACTTAGCAGGAACTTGGGTTTACACACCACAGGTTGGGAGCGGTCCGGATGCTGTTTCTGACCCCCATTATGACTATGTTGACGTAACGAAAGGGGCTGTCAATAAGTACGCCTATGTAATTGCACCTTTTACTTACGAACCCAATGGGGCACTAACCGTAGATTACTTTAGCGAATTAATCAAGCAAGGCATTATAAGAGAAGTGTCCGTACTAGACGGTAATGGCGGGCTACCCATTTACAAATACAAACCTAGATTCAAATGTGGGCAGTATTTAGAATACAGGGAAGTTTCAGGTGGAATCCCCACTTATTGCATTGCCGCCAAGTACTTCACACCAAGCAGCACATCTATTCAGGACTTAATCAATGATGGCTCAGTGATCAACCTTGCACCCTCATTCGAGCTAAGGTCACAATTAGACGATCTAGTAGATAATAGCGTATCTGGCAGAATAAAGACGACCAACTTGGTGAACGGGGGATCAGGTTACCGAAACGGTGCCTATACTAACTTACCTTTGGTGTATGGCAACCCAATCAATGGGGTCGGGGTCAACGGGTCTATTAACTTGGTAGTCTCAGGGAATACAATTATTTCCTACGAGTTATCAGATTTTGGAAGGGGGTACTCAATTGGCGATGTCCTGACTATAGATAATAGTTACTTGGGCGGCACCGGCAGTGGCTTCCAAATCCAAATAACCTCTCTTTACCCCCGGCTGACGGAAATAAATACATTTATCAGGATGTTTACTTTCTATAGGGGGGACAGAACCTACTTTAGAAATGGTAATTCGGTAAAATCCTATACAGCCACATCTAGCGTAAGCCCCTTATTTGACTTTTCAATTTACTACAAAAATGGTATTTTCATAGACTCCTCAGAAGCTGGAACAAACGAATTTGACCCCCGGGCATACGTCCCATATTTTAATCCGGAGTATGTCAAATACGCAGAGGACACCCTTGTAGCAGAAGATGGCAGGAATATCTATAGGGTAATGAGAGCATTCACCCCCCAAACAACGGTGACCAACTGGACAAACATGACAGTCACCAATACGGCCAGATTTGAAGAATTTGCCGATAACCTACTGAGGTACGTCTCTTTTTACCGGTGTGAAGAGGAAATTATCTCTCAATTTGGACTGGAGACCTCCTCGATTAAATTAGGCGTAGCTCAAATAACATTAGTGCCTCGTAATACAGGAAGATTTACCAACTCCAACCAGGAAATCACTTATGTATGGGAGAACCCTAGTTCCAATACAGATGTTCCCCAACTTTCTTGGTATACTGGGACTACTTTCCCCTATCAACCGCCTGACTATAAAGAAGGAACCTTAAGTCTATGAGCCAGATTATCACGCCTTTAAATGGGGGCAGGGGAGAAATTCAAACATCTTCTAATCCTACATTTGGTACTATATTATCCGTTCAGTTTCAAGAGGCTAATAACCTGTTTGAGACACCCACTGAATGGGTACCAGATGGTAGACCTATTTATGGTAGGTTACCTGCTGCATCGGAACGATACTATATTGACTTTGGACTAGATAGAAAGTCTGCCTATGTGTATCTACCGCCTGGGGAAAGTCCGTTTGGCCCTAATTCCCTAGAAGTTGTTCCATCAGGGGACGATAAATTTTTAGTCATCAAGCCTGGAACCGTAGTTTGGGAACACGGTAATCTTTCCATAGGTCCAGTCATTATAAATTTAGAATTGGTGGGGATGGCTGATTCCCAATATTTGATAGCTTATAGATTGACCTATGACGATTCCCCCTTCTATGCTTTGTATTCTGTAGAGAATTACTCCTTATCAGGTCACGAAATGAATGTCGTCAGTGGCACAGATTCTGAGGTAGGGTGGAGGTTCGTACCTAAATATGCTTTTTGCGATGATACGACCTTAGAGTGGAGAAATTACGATGGGCTATTCCCAAATTATTCCGGGGCTCCATACCTATACTGGCAATTCCCCAGGGCGGCTTCTTTTTCTGAGATAACTTTCCGTTGTCCACCTAACACTGTAATTACGGGCAACGCCACCCTATCTATAACTAATTGTCTTAACGAAGATCCTGATAACCCTGGGCAACCGCACCCTGATAATCCATACTGCCCTGATCCGGATTGGATTTTTGTGGAAACAGTGGAAGTTAGTAGGGATAGTATAGGTCAATTCTTTACGTTTAAAATTGCAATACCTACTTTTAATACTGGTTGGAAAATCGAGTGGTCAGACCCCAAAATTTCCATACAATCTGTTTCTGTTTCAGGGACTATCTCCCTCCTG